GTTGTAGGTGGTGTAGATCTGGATTTGCCGCATGGGCTTGACTTCGGGGTAGTACGGGGAGCTCGGGTTGGTTGGGTCCCAGTCGCCGGTGAAGTCTTGGAATTGGATGATGGCGTCGGACGGTAGGTATTCCTCGAACATTCGGTCTCGGCCGTGACGTACTGAGATGCGTTGGACGAGGTTGGAGATGTCGACGACCTGGATCGCAGCTGTGCCAAGGACGTTCGTCCCGAGGATGCCGTTGAGCGGATCGCCGAGCACGAGAGGGTCGCCGAAAGAGGCCCCGGTACCGAGGCGAATTTTGACGACCGGCGTGCAGGGCAGGCTCATCGGTTGGAGTACACCAGTCCTGCGCCGTTGCGCTGCGAATTGACGAGGCCCTTACGGACGGTCTCGACAAGGTCGTTTTGGCTGATAACGGACCCGGCCACGTTCACTGTGACGCCACTGCGCATCCCGACACCGCTGAGGCTGGGAATGCCGAAGCCGATCGGTGCTTCGCCAATGGGCCGGCCACCTGAGCCGATTTCGCCGATGCCACCGACACCGGGAGGCAGACTAGGCATGAATGGGATTTCTCGTGCTCGACCAAGTTCAGCCAGGATGCGTTCGACGTCGGCGACGCTCGCTTCGTCAAGAGCTGCGATGAACTTAGTTTGCCATTCGACCGGAACGCCTTCGATGTCGTAGATGTATTCGGCGACGGTCATGCGGAGGTCGTCGATGGCTGCGTCGCTGGCTCGAAGGGCGGCCGGTGTGGATTCCGTAAAAGCTCGGAGGGCAGCGTCCTCGGCTCGCTCAATACTGTCTTGGAGTTTGCGGAATGTGCGACGTTCGTCAATGTTGCCGGTGAGTTCAGCGAGGGCGTCGTCGACAGTGACTAAGGCGTCTCGCAAATCATTGCCCGAGTTGCGGGCATCGATCATGGCTCGAGAGCCTTCTTTCCAGGCTTTCTCAAGCAAATAGGTTTCCGGTACGAGGTCTCGGTCGAGCTGTTGGTAGAGCTGATCGAGACTGATGCCGAGCACGTCTGCCATGTACCGCAGGCTTTGTTCGGAGTTGGCACCTAGTTCTCGGGCGATATCTGAGAGGCTGTGGCCCATTTCTTGTGCTTTGGCGATCGCTTCGGCCATGCCGGAGTCCAGGGTTCCGTTGAATTTGGCGAGAGCCTCGAGCACTGGAATCAGGATTTTGCTGAGGGCCGTGAGGGCTGGAATCAGTGCTTCGCCGAGCGAGACTGAGAGGCGTGCGAATGCGTCGCCAAGTTCGTCTTGGGCCTCACGCAAATCCTTGGCTTTCTGGATCTCTTTTTCGTCGATGACTTCGAAGTCTTTGACGCCGGCCAAAGCGGTGGTGATTTCGTCGGAGCTCATGTTGATGAGTTCGGCGGCGTCCATCCAGCCTCGGCCGAATAGGTCTGCTCGGTATTTGGCCTGCTTGACAGGATCTTCAAGGCTGTTGATGGCGTCGTTGACTCGAAGGAAGGTTTTCTCAAGATCGGCTGCGCCGTCGGGCCCGAAGGCGATTTCGACACCAAGTTCCTTGAATGCTGGAAGTTGGTCAGTTGCCGCTTTGCCGAGCCGGTTGAAGATCTTGACCATTGACTCGGCCTGGATACCAAGGTCGCCGGTGTAGGACACCCATTGGCTGGACTGGTCGAGCGTCAGGCCGGTGGTGTTGCGGAACTTGTCGACTGACAGGGCCAGGTCTTGGAAGTCGCCGATTGCTTTGATGGCAAACCCTGCGATGGCGGTTCCGGCTCCGAGGGCCATGGCTCCGGCGTTGGCTTTGACGCTGTCGAATGCAGCTCCTGCACCGGCCTTGAATTTGCCCATGCCACCTTCGGCCTCGCCGACTTTCTGTCGGAAAGTGGCAAATGCGCCTTGGGCTGACTTTAGGCCCTTATCAATGAATTCGGTAACGATGGGAATGTTGACTGCCATTAGAAGCTCCGGTAGGTGTTAGCCAAGTCTCGATTCAATGCGTCCTCGACACGCTTGATAATCGGCTTGAGGTTGTCGTTGGCTTCTTTGACCATTTCGTCAATCTCTCGCCATGCAAACCGTGAGGGAGGCCCTAGACGTGCTGTAAGGGCCTTTGAGAAGTTAGGGCGTTGCATACTGGGTGGCCGTCGGCTTGTGGTTCCTCCGGCCTTTCCAGCCATGTCAGCGATGGCGACTGTTGAACCTGTGGAAGCAATACGGACGACGGACAACACTGCGTGCATCGGTCGGCCTGGTCGGCGACGTGGTGCTCGAGCGTCGGTTCGCACCGTAAACTTTTTAGGGTTCCATGGCTTCTTGCCGCCGGATGTTTGCCAGCCAGACAACGGGGGAGCCTTAGGGACTCGCTCGTCAAGCATCTTGGCGATCGGCCGGACGACTCGTTGAATGTCTCGGTTGATTTCTTTGCGGAGATCTCGGTCGAGCCTGTTGAGATCACGAAGGGCTTCCTTGAGGCCAACGACATCGGCTTTCATGGTGCTCCTTTCTGATCTTCCTCGACAAGCATCCTGACCATCTCCTGCACAATCGCCGTGGGGCTGTCAAGCAGCTCTCGAGGTGAGATGCCGGTGCGGAGGGCCAAAGATGCGATCAGTCGGGTTGCTTGTCCTTTTTGCGTGCTTTTGGGATGAAGTCGACGTCTCCCAAGGTGTCGATGAACTGCGGCCAAACTTTGACGGTGACGCCACCTTTGCGGAGGGCCTCGTAGGCCAGGTAGGCGATCTGCTTGAACTTCACGTCACGCACCATGGCCTCCATAGCCTGGCCTGGGTGGTGGTCCTCCCAGGCGCAGGCGACGGAGTAGCTGACGGTGACGGTGTGTTCACTGCCGTCGGAAAGTGTGACTCGTAGGTCTGTTCCAATCATGCTGTCGGGCTCCTTGTTGGATCAGGCTGTGGCTCGGGCCCAGGTGCCTCCGGTGAATGTCACCGTGACCATGGACAGGTCGCCAACGGTGCCGGTGATCGGTGTGAAGTTGGTGAGGAATGCACCGGTGATGGTGTACTCGGGATTGGAGACTCCGGGGCTGGTGCCGTCGGGGTAGATCTCGAGGGTGACTGCGTCGTCACCGACCACGTCCTCCAGCGAGGCTTCGACTTCGGCTGCGCCGTAGCTGTTGAACAGGGTCATGCTGACGTCAACGGACTGGAGGCCCTTGGTGTAGCTCCGGCCCGATGCGCCCATGGCGGTTGTCTCGAGCTGGTCGAAGCCGACCGTGAGGGTGACGGACTGCACCTGGTCCGACAGGTCGACCGTCGTGTTCATGACGACGGCCGCATTCTTGAGTGCGATGGTGGTTGTTGCCACTGTTGCTCCTTAGGTTGTGTGTGTGCCGTAGCGCACGGTGAGGTCGTATGCGGGGAGTTCCTGCGTCCCGATTTGGGCGAGGCTCGGTGATCCGGCCACGACGGCCAGGTCAGCGACTTGGATGAGTGTGTCGACAGCGGTGAAGATCCAGTCCAGGGAGTCTTGGTTGCCTGGGGGTGCGCCGAGCACTCGGAGGGTGAAGGTCAGGTCGAGCACCTTGTGGGTGACGGCCGTGATCGTAGGAAGCTCGACGAATACTGACAGAGGGCGTGCGTTCCTAGGGTCGGTGACGGCGGCGTAGCCGGCACCATTGATCTGGCTGACGATTGCCGTTCTTGCGTCGGCGAGCGGTCCAACAGCGGCCATTTCATGCCACCTGCGATCTGTTGATGCCGAGAAGCTGGTGGATGGTGCCGAGGCTCATAGCCGGATTAGTGGTGTCCATGGCGTCAAACGACTGGAAGCCGTCGATGGAGCCACGCTGACGGTACAGCGATGCGGCGTAGAGGGTGGTGCCGAGGGTGACGTCACCAGATGGGCTGACGTTCAGGGCGTCTCGGTAGCCGGCCGCACGGCGTCTCCTCGAGGCCCAGGCGTTTGCAGCTGCGACGCACGACGTGATGAACGCTGTGTCGTTCGCTGTCGCTGCACTGATGCCGAGAAATTCGGTGACGTTGCTGTTGGCGATCCAGGTGCACGTTGGCGTCCAGGTGAGGGTGCCGTAGGCGGCGAGGTTGTCACGGTCGACGTCGTCGCCACTGTTGACGTACAGGATTTGGTTCGGGATGAGGATGTCGTAGTCGTAGACGTAGTCACCTTCGTCAGTGACTTCGACGAGTAGAGCCGTTGGGACGGCCACGACGGTCACAGTGCCATCGAAGCCGTCCCCGACTCCTGCGATCGTGACCTGCTGCCCGACAGTCAGGTCGGCCACGTTCGTCAAGGTCTG